TTGGGCTGAAGGCGAAAGACATTTATGATATGCATCAAAATATACCTGAAATTAAAGCAAAAGCAGAATTTGAGCTTAAGGCTACGAAAGAGTTATGCATGGCTCAATCAGAGGATAAATTGATTGAAGATTTGTTTGTTTATTATGCAATATTGGAAGGAGTATTCTTTTTTAGCGGTTTTATTACTCCTTTAGCATTTGGTAGGCGTAATTTACTGTCAAATGTGGCTTCGCTGGTGAGATGGATACTTAAAGATGAGACAAGGCATTTAGCGTTTGGCATCCATCTTTTAACTTCTATCCTTAAAACTTATGATTCTCCAAAGATTAAGAATAGATTTAATCAATTGATGCGAGATGCTGTAGATATTGAAATAGCTTATGCCAAAGTAGCTATGCCTGAACAGATTGTAGGGCTTTCGTTTGAGACCTATTCGCAGTATGTAAAGTATTTAGCTGATAGAAGAATGCGTTCATTAGGATTTGAGCCAATTTACAATGTGAAAAATCCTATGAAGTGGATTACAACGCAAACTGATTTGCCAGATTTGACTAACTTTTTTGAAGCGAAGGTAGATTATTAATGAGATTGACTGAAACTATAAGCGTATTTTTGACTGAAGAAATGGCTGATATGTTGTATTCTATAGCCTATATGTATAAAAAACCAGTTTCTAAATTGGTTAGAGAGTTGATTGAAGATTATTTATTAAACACAATACCTAATTCTGAAGAGTCAAAATATGAGCGATATCAGGTTCCGATTTATACAGAACGTATTAGAGTTGGTTTAACTCCTGACCTTAAAAAAGCTTTGTTCCAACGGGCAAGAGAAGAAAAAACAGAAATGTCTAAATTGATTAGAGATATTATAAAAGAATATTTAAAAACTTTAGAGTTGAATATACCACTGATTAAGGTAAGCCAAACTTTCTAATAATATCTTTTGCTTTAGCTTCTACATCATTGCCAGCTACTATTAAGTCTGGGGTAATTAATTCTATCTCATTTTCGTGATTGTCTACTAACACACCGTTTAATCTTTTAGCTCGTTCTTCTTTTGGGCAGTATATCATTATAATATGAAAACCGTGTTTTCTAAGCTCTATCTCTTCAAATTTAAAGCGTAAATCGTCTAAAACAATGTTTTCATTGCTTTTTAGTTGGTTTTCTACTTGCTTAACCCAATAATAAAGGTCAAGTGTTTTGATTGCTTCCGCTATGGCTATAAGACTGTATCGTTCGGTTTCAGTTAAAGGTTTTTCATATTTAAGTTCAGGGAATAATTTTTTGGCTAAATCTTTAACGGTTTTGGCAAATGAAATATGTTTAAAATCGTAATGCTCTATAAAATATTTAGCAAGTGTGGTCTTACCGCTTCCAGCGTATCCGCACAATGCAAGTTTCATGTAAAAAATATAACACAAATTCTTGACAATTTCAATAGTTTGTGTTATATTTAATCACATGAGGGATAAAGTATGAGTTTAAATTATACCCAAGCACCGTTTCAGCCTACTAATCCTTATCCAAATCAAGTTACTACTGAGTTAGATTTAGCTAACCAAAATTTTACTACATTGGCTAATATTTTTGTAAATAACGACCCGACTACTTTACAACTTACTTTTAACGCTTTGCCTCCTGGCATACGCAACGGCTATGCAAATCCTATCAATCTCACTTCTGCAACCGCTGATTATATGCTACAGCCAGGGGAAGTAGCGTATATAAGCTTTACAAGTGCTACAAGTGTCCAGTTAAATATTGCAACAACGAACGGGACTTATTATGAGATGGATTTAGTTTTATCAAATAATTCTGGAACAAGTGCAGTCGGAGCTCCTATTTATTTAATACAAAATAACACTACTTATTCAAACGCTTTTCGTTTTGTAGAAGTTTATTACAACATAAATACAAATAGTCCTCAGGGTTATTCTCAAACGTATAGTGCGTTTAGAATAAGTTGGGCTGTTTCTTCTATAAAAGCTTATATAACCAACTTTACTACAAATAAAAATATAAATACGTTTTATAACGAAACTGGCTATTCTACCGCCCCTGATGTATCTATAGCTTCTTGCTTGTGGCTTGACACCACCACATCTTGGACTTTACTTGGAACAATTACTTTTCCGCAAGCATCATCAGGCTATATTTTAGTGAGGAGGTTAGCATAATGAAAGTATGGGCTTATTTAAACAGTAATGGTGTTTTATGTTGTGCGTTAAATCAATCTTCTGTGCCAGCGGGCGTAAATGCTACAGAGCTTGACGTAAACTCTCCTGATGATGTAGTGTATGAGTCTGGAACTATACGACCAAAAACACAAGCAGAGTTATTAGCTGCCGTGCAACAACAAGCATTGCAACAACTTTCACAATCTACACTGTCTTATATTTCTCACTACTACCCAGATTGGAAACAACGCTCGGATATATCAGATTTAGCAAATGGTGAAGCTTATTTAACCTACGCTGGGATTAATATCACACAGATAAGACAAATTATCACTCAACAAATACTGTCTGGAGCTTCCTATACTCAAGCTTTATCAACACTAAATCAAACATTTAACAGCAACACTAATCCAACAATAGGATATTGGTTAGAGCAGTTATTAAAGGTTGGATATAGACAAGACTTTGTTTTTAAAGTAAAACAACAATACTACTCAATCAGCCAACAACTAAGCTCAGCAACAGCTTTACCGTTGCCATCTTACACAATTAGTGTTCCACCTCCGAATGTGCCATGAAGCTCACTACTCCGTTAATAATCAGGCTTGAGCCTAATGGTAGGAAATGGAAAGTAGCTGAGCCATTTTCGGCTTATACTGATATTTCAGAAGAAAGGGAGTGGATACATGTTCCAGTTGACTTTGAAACAGATTTTGCTTCTATACCTAAAGTGTTTATTCCATTATTACAATGGAAAGACAAATTCAATAAAGCGGCAGTAGTACATGATTATCTTTATTATACAAAACGCTATCCCAGACACATAGCAGACAAAATATTTTTAGAGCTTCAAATAGCGTTAGGTGTAGAAAAATGGAAAGCTTATATTTTTTATTATGTAGTGCGTTTATTAGGCTGGACACATTGGAATAAACGATGATGAACTTTTTAAGCTTAGGGGCTTTATTTAGATTAGGCGTTGCAATTGTTTTATTACTTGCTTTTGGTTTTGATATTTACGCTATACATCATATCAAAGTTTTAAATCAGACTATAGCATTGCAAAATCAACAAATTAAACAAGAGCAAGAATACATCAAATATTATGCAAATTTATACACTAAAATGAAACATGATTGTCAATTAAGTAAAAAACAAATTATTAAACACTATTCAATCTTGCTTAAAGAAGCTACTACACCTATTCCGCAAATTCAAATACCAAAAGAGCATAATCAATGTAAAGCATTAAAGGAGATGGTAAATGAGGCTGCTTCTTATTTTAGCAAGTAGTTTATTATTTGTTAGTTGTGCTATGGAGCCTAAGAGAGCTATGCTTCCACCGATTACTAAAGAAGTAATTGTCAAATGTCCTATACCGACTATTCCACATACTAAAAAACCAATTATTAAACAACAAGAACCAATTACAGTTAAGCTTCAAAAGATGCTAAATTACATGTTTAAGCTTCAAAGAGAGAATAAATTATTAAGAGAAGTTTTGGAAATTTGCAAAGGAGGTAATAAATGAAGTTTAGAAGTGTTTTAACAAAATATTGGCTGGATATAGCTTTGGCTGTAATCTTTGGTTTTATTGCGTTTGATACAGCTTTAGACCATGGGGCATGGGCTTTTGCTTTTGCAAGAAAAATTGCATTGGCAAGCTTGGGGCTTGTTTATTATTACATTACAAGACTTATAAAACTTGGTAATATTGAATGGAGAGACCCGTATGATAAGATTTATTCTATTGTTCTTCTTTTGTATGTCGCAATTGTGTTCAGCTTGGGTTAATCCTCGCTGTGTAAAGCTTGAAAAACCTATTGAGAAAGCGGCTAAGCAAATTATATCACCAAAGTTTCCCTGGTGGTACAATGTGGCTCTCGCTCAACAAGAGTCTAATTGCAGATGGATTACAAGTAGTGATGGGTGGGGTTCAATCGGTTATTTTCAATTAACACCTGCCGATGAAGATTGGTTAATCAGACCTTTATTTCCGCATTGGCAAGACCGTTGGAGCATGGACGCTTTTTATGGTTTTGCTTATGTGTTAAAAACCTTACTACATTCTACACCAGAGCATAAGCTTTGGATTGCCTATCAACGTTATAACGGCGGGAATTGGGTTATCTGGGAGTGTAAAGGTGCAGGTTCATATCAGTGGAAGGGTTGTTATGACTATTGTAAAGAGCACATCGGACAGCCAGGTCATCGGGGTTATGTTTGCGTGTGGAGAAGATGGGGAAGATGTGTAGAGTATAGAAGTGCTTGTGATATCAATTACCTTTACTCCCTTCATATTTTTGAATGGGGACAGCAGTATAAACCAATGTGTGCTGTTGATTATATAAGTTTTTGGTAAGATGATGAGCTGGTGTTTTTGTTGACAAAGTGTTGAAATGATGTTATCTTATTATTATGGAATTTAATATCACTACAATAAATGGCGAGTATATAGTATCTAAAGAAGATTTAGAAGCTTTTGCAATCACTGTTTATTCCGAACTTCAAGCAGTATCTCAATTAAAAAGAGATAAAGTTATGGAGTATGTGGCTGAGCTGAATGGCAACTCCATTGTTCCTGACCCTGATAATGCTTCTGGCAGTTGGCGAACAAATCTTAAATCTTCTATTTTTTTTCAAAAAACAATTTTTGCCTATCTTTATCTTCGTGCCTTGTTGCAAAAATCTACAGATGCTTTACTGACATTTAAGAGCAATACTTATACTTATCTTCCATCTGCGTATAGAAAAATCTTCAATTTGGGTGTTTATAAAACTAAATTGTTTGACAAATTAGATAGAGCTTTGTGGTATGGTATTTTGTCAGGCGAACTTACTTTATTGCTTGATGCTGATTATGTAGTGGATGAGTGGGACGATGTAGAGTTTGAAGTGATTGGCAAAGCTCTTAACCCCCTTAATTATTACAAATCTGCAGATGGGCAATTTTACGCTTATGATACATTTCAGCCAATAGAAGTAGTGAAAGGTTTGTCTACGCTTTGGAAAAATCCACCAGAGAAGTTAGAGCCTTACAATCTTACTACAAACAAAGACATTACTGATTACCTAATCACTTCCATAAAAGACAAAGCCACTTACGGAAAGATTACCTATATTTTTGGAAGATATGTATCACCAAATTTTGATATAATATCATTACCGCTTAAATTAACGCTTTATAATGATAAATACCTTGTTGATGTAGAAACAATAACGCATATTGACAAACGCCTTCCAATTATATCTGTGCCGTTTTATAGTGATGACATGCAATTATCTTATGTTGATTTAATATGGGATTATTACAAAGAAGATAGCAGATTTTTACGAGCTATCATAGATAGAGCCATTTTAGCCACTACGATGGGCTTTGAGATAAATGTATCCGCATTAGATAAAGAACAAGATGTATTTACTGTTAAACCCTTTGCGGTGATAAGAACTGTATCAGATGAACCCGCTATTAAACCGTTCTCTATGGCTACGTTTGACCCAAATGTTTTACCTGTTAGACAGTTAATTGTGCAAGAAAGCCAAAATATCTCAGCTATTACTGAGTTTTTGATGGGGCTCCCTACCTCAAAAGGCAGACCAACGGCTAAGGAAGTTGCCATTAAAACGCAAATGAGTCAACAAATTATCTCTACCATTATAAACCGTATTGAAGACCAATTTATTAGCTCAGTAGCCAGAAAGTTATTGACTTTAATGTTCCAATACCATCTTTCAGAGATTTTAAACTCTTCATTATTGACTGAAACCGAGCTTAAAGAAATTAATGGAATTATTAATAAAGCGCTGCTGGAAGATAAAGAACCATATTATTATCTGGTTAAAGAACTTTATAAAGGAACAGAAATAAAGGTAGAAGGTATGAGTGGTGTTATTAAACAAAAAGATGAAGTAGAAAACATCATGAATATGGTGGAGATGGCTACACAGTTAGGCTTAACCCCATTCTTAAACATGCCAGAAATTTTTAAGAAACTGTTTAAAGCCTTACAGCTTGATAGCGATTTAGTAAGAATACCCCCACCAGAAGAGCTTAAGGCTATGGCTCAAGTGCAACAAGCTCAAACACAAATAGAGCCAGAAATTTACTCTTCTATTCTTCAACAAATGATGCAGTCTCCAGAGGTAATGGCTCATGTAGCTGGTAAGCCGCAAGCTTTAAGTCAGTATGTAGATATGTTAGCTCAAGCTAAGGCTCAACAAATTATGCAACAGCAACAACAAGGAGCGGGAAATGATTGATGCGTTATTGTTTGCAAACATTGTAGCATTGGTGATTAATAGCATCTTGCTTTTAGGTGTTATGGTTGAACTGCTTAATCTTAAAAAGCAAGTTGCTATTAAGTTTAAAGTGTTGATAGAGTTAGAAAAAAGTATAGACAAGCTTAATGAAGCAGTTAAAACAGTGATGAAAAGCCAGATAGAAAGATTAAAACCACAAGAAAAGCCAAAAGTAATTCCTTTCGTTACACAAGATTTGGAGAAACTTAAGGAGGGCTTAGATGCTTCTTGATGGTGAGTTTCTTTCATTACAAGAGGCATTTATAAATGAAGTAGATAAACCACGCTTTATAATGTATGACGGGCAAATCATAGGAAAGAAAATAAAAAATGAAGTGTTTTTTGACTATTGGAATAACGAAAATCTAACTAAACTTATTAAGTTTTATTTAAAAAAGTGTCATTCTGTCCCAATTGAAGATACATATAATCCAAATAGACAGGCTTTCGTGACTATCAAAGGTCAAAAAATTTACTTTTGTAATGACTTCGTAACATATAAAGGGCAAATCCACCCTACATTATTTAGCAAGCAATACACTTCAGACTTTACAGATTTAAGTATTGCACATAATTTATTATTAGTTATGGAAGGTAAAAGAACTACTGAGTATTTAGACCAAATTTATAGAGATATAGAGGAGCAATACAAATGAATAAAGCATTGGTAATAGGAACAGGAATAGAATTTAGCCATGTGCAAGCATTGGCAGAAAAAGGTGTGGAAGTATATTATTACACGGATTTTATATCTACGATGCCAACGTTTGACGATTTTTCAACAGGTATAGGATTTGAAAATATTAAAAAAGTGCATGACCCATTCTTGTATATAGACAAAGTGGATATTATTTGTAATTTTGATGTGTTAAATGGTGATTTGTTTGATTTCTTAGCGAGAAAAGGTTATAAAGTGTTTGGTGGTGGTGTTGCCACAGATTTAGAATTAAATCGTAAGAATTTAAAAAATGCTTTAAAAGTTATAGGCATTCCTACACCACCTTATAAAGTTGTGAAAGGATACGATAATATACCTGTTCCCTCTGTTGTAAAATTGTCAATCTTTCGTGGCTCAATGGAAACTTTTATATTGAAAAATGAGACTCAAAAGAAAAATCTTAAAACGAAACTTCAATTGGAATTTGGAGCATTCTTAGATAGAATGGAGTTTATAGTTGAAGATATTTTAAGTTTAAGTAAAGATTGGGTAGAAACTGGAATTGATGCATTCTTTGATTGGCGAACAGGTGGGTTTATCTTTCCAATGCTGGTAGGGGTGGAGTATAAAAAAGGCGTTTATATTGGTAAAGTAGTTCATTCATTAGCAGAAGTGCCTAAAGGACTGCAAGATACAATTATAAGATTAGGAGATTTATTAAACAAAACCAAATATAGAGGCATGCTTTCTACTGAAGAATTTGTTAATCCTGAAACTGGTCAGCATTACTTTTTAGACTTAACAGTAAGAGGGGCATATCCTTTATCGCTTGGATATCGTTATGCTATAGAAAATTACAAAGATGTGATATTTAATAGCGATGCTCCTAAGTATAGAGGTAAGTATTATGTTAGTGTTCCATTTGTTGTTGAAGAAACTAAAAATATGTTTGTAAATATTAAGTTTCCTGATAAAGACAAGCGATTTAATTTTGAAAGCTTAATGAAAGTTGGTAGAGAATACTATATACCAAAGGCTGAAGCTCCAATGGAAGGTATAGTGTGTGAAGTGTTTGATAAATTAGATTTTACACAAATGAAAGGTGTAATGAGTAATCTAATTAATAAAATAGAAGCTTACTCGCTCAATGATGAATTAGAGCAGTTGGAGGACTGCTATAATGAATTTGTTAAAGCAATCGGATAGAAAAAACTTGTTAGATTTAATAGATGAATTTAAAAATATAGAATTTGACAGGGATAAACTGTCTAAATATGCTAAAGGTAATCAAATACAATCATTAGCGATGGCTCAAGCTTTGGTTAGAGAAACATTGCTACAAATAGAGATTTTGTTAAATGATGATACGCTCTATTCTAAAGTAAAAAATCCTGTTAGAACTAAAGGTGAGCTCATATCAACTAAGAAAGATTTAATCCAAACTTTAGTCCAAATAAGCAATGCTTATGAAAAAGTAAAACCACCTGAAGAACAAGCTTCTAAACCTATAATACACATTGACATCAAAACGCAAAACGCTACTGTAGAGCTCCCTGTGGAGGATTTGGACTAATGAATGTCAATACAATTATAACAGCTCAATCGTTTATAAATTATGTAGAAAGTGCTAATAAATGCGATAATACGGCATGGGCTTATAAGTTTAATAATTCTTGGAATGAGTGTTGGTATTGGGGCGGTTATAATGTAGTAAGTAATGTAGCTAAAAATTATGTTTTTGATATCAATTATTTATCAGCGGCCACAAAGTTAAGTTTTCCTATTCCTGTTAAGAGTTATCAACCACAACTCTTTAGCTCTTATATCGCTAATAGTACTGTTCGTCCAGTTAATAATACACAAGGTTACATTGTAGGGCAAAAATTTACTGTTGCTAACTCTTTAACAAACGCTGTATTAACTTTTATTGCTGACTCAAATATTAAACTTTCTATACCCTATGCAGTTTCTTATTACGGACAAACTTGGATTGGTAATTTAGGTAAAGCAATTATAAAACTTGTGCCAATTGTAAATGCTAACAGGTATATAAGCAAAACTTATAAAGCTATAATTAAGTTTTATACTTCGCAAGCTACAATAAATAGAACGGTGTTACCTGTAATTAAAGCTGTATTTAAAGGTAATTCAACTGTGTTTGCAGATAGATATTTAATTTGCACTGCTAAAATGATTAGTAAAGGCAGTATTTATATCCAACCTAATTGTAGCGTTTCGTGGTGGATTAGGAAGATGTATACATGGGAGGATTGTCAAACTTGGAGCTAAACCTTTTAAAAACCCCTTTACCTTATATAAGTGGTGATTTTGTAGAACTTAATGAGAGTGCTAATATAATTTTTCCACAAGTTTTAAACTCTACTACAGCTGTTTATTCCTTAAACGGCGTAAGTTTTTATGATGGATATGAGATAAATAATAAGATTTATTACGCATATAACCAATCAGGTACAGACCAAGTTTTATATTCATTAAGCACTGTTTATCAAACACCAAACTTTGCTGGTTTTTGTGTTTTTGGCACTAATTACTTTACTTTTTATAATAGCAATTCGTGTTTAGTAATTAACACAACTAATAATGCCTCAAATACTGTTTCTATTCAAATAGATGGTGCTACTCAAAACATTGTAAAAGCTTATCAAATTACACCGCAATTATTCGCATTAGTGACTACCAATCCTACAACTGTTTATATTATGGGTTTAGACAGTGTAGGAGCTATAGCCAATGCCAGTCCGAGCTCTACAGTTTCTTTAACTGCTTATTCTTATGCTACATTTTCTAATCCAACGGTTAAGATAGATTTAGTAAATGTAAATAATCTTAAATTTACATTAGAGTATGGTTATCCTCCGATTAATGTTTTATATCTCATAGGCGATGATTATACAGTGGTGTTAAAGCTTGATATTAGAGACTTAATTTATTTGCAAACCGTAGAAAGTTTCAACTACCGCTTTACACCATTCCAACAATACGAAAAAGCTGGTTTAAAATTTATGAGAGAAACACACTCTTTTTATGTGTTTTATAACACACTTTGGAGTAGTTTTGTCTATATTACAAAAGATTTTAAAAATATGTATTTAGGCGAGAATACGATTTATATAACTCCAAATTTGTGTTTAAATATTACTAACAATACATTTTATCAATTTACAGACATTTTACAAAACGATACAATAGTTATACCTTCTATGCATAATATTTCTTTCAGAGTTGATACACCGCTTACTCTATTATCGCAATTGTTTATAGACATTCCAGAAACTCAAATTGGTAACTCTTCAACAATAGCCACATTCAATATTGAGACACGATATCAAAATCAGTATAATAATTTTAGCTATAATATACTTTACAACTATCCTACATATAGACTTGGCGTTAGAGGAAGTAGTTTTGTTTTAGGCTTGAGCTCTTCATTAGGCATGAGAATAACTAATATGGTGCTATCATGATAAAGATTATAAAAGGCGGACAAGGTAAAAAAGCAGTTGTTAATCAAGGTGTAGTGCTTTCTATAAGCTCTACAAACTCTGTTTCTGGAACAGTAATTAATTCTCAAACAGAGCTTGACTTGTCTAATGTTTTGTGTATAATTGTATTAACGGAGGTAAATGATTATGTCAACAACTTTGACACAAGGGTTCGCTAATTTAATAGCCCCAAGTTTTACAGCGTGTCAAGTAGCTTTAATAATGCAAAACGGGACAGAGTGTAGCGGTGGGGGATATGTCAGGCAAACTTTCGGAAATGTAAGCACTTCATCAGATACGGCTAACGCTTATATATCAAACGATTCACAGATAATTTATTCACAGGCTACGGCTGATATAGCTTCTATGACTAATCCAGTAGCGTTTGTTTCGTTGTATAATTCTTCTACACTGATTGCGACTGTGGCATTACCAGAAGCAAAGCCGTATTTAAATGGAGACCAATTTATTATTCCAATTGGTGGTTTAACAATAGCTATTCCATTAAGCGTATCTTAAGGTGATGCATGGGAATAATATTAACTGACAAACAAGCGGAGATTTATAATTCTTTCTTTTATGATGATAATGTAAGGTGGGTATTATCCGTAGGTGGTAAAGGTTCGGCTAAAACTACGGTTTCGGTAGTTATTTTATTAACGCTATTTTTTGATGAGAAGTATAAAAATTCTAAAATTCTAATTGCTCGTGAAAGTTTAAGAGACTTAAAAAACACACTTGTATCAGAGTTTAAAAAACGGTGTGCTGAGATTGGAGCACATGAAGATGAAGTATTTAAGGTAAAAGATGACTTGCAGTATATAGAAAATCTTATAACAGGCACTAAAATTTATTATTTGTCGCTATCTGATAAAAATCAGCAATACCGCTCAGTTTTGTCATATGAGTTTAATGTGGTTATAATAGATGAGTTAGACCGTATTAGCGAAGAAGCATTTGACGAAGTTAGTCAAAGAATGAGATTAGTGCATAAATTTAATAAAGGCTTGCTTAACCTTAACCCAGTGCCAGAGACACATTGGATATATAGGAAGTTTATAAAAGATGGCTATCCACAAACTAAAATTGTCAAATCATCTTCCTATGACAATTTTATCAAAGTTAAACTTCCAAGCAGGCAGTTTAAAGAAAAAGCTCAGCCGTATTATTATGATGAAAAAGAGTATTTTGTCATAGACAATATCCGCTACGAAATTGTTGGAAAAGATGGTGATTTTTATGTAGCTAAACGCTACAATTTGGCTCATTCCTTCTATGTAGAAATGGAGCATCGCAATTACGCTTTTAAACGGGTTATGCTTCTTGGAGAATGGGGAAGTGCGTATATTGACGATGGGCTTTACACCTCTACATTTACAGAAGATAATGTGTTTAAAAGCGTAATATTGCCGAAAGATTTACAGTTTCAATACCGTGTGTATGGAGGCGTAGATTTTGGTTTTAGAAGACCTGCATTTGTTTTAATAGCTGAAGATGAATGGGGGCGGTATATTGTCATTGATGAATTGCTTGGCGAAAACATATCTTCAGTCCAGTTTATAGATTATCTTCGCAAACGCTTAAGAGAAAAATGGAAGCTTGATGCATTGGAGATAGAATGGTATGGAGATATTGCAGGAAGGCAAAAATCTCAAAGCGATGGTGTATCAATTATTAATAGGATTAGGCAAGATTACAACATTGATATTAAAACAAATAAAGTGCCGATTATGGATAGTGTAGGGCTAATTAGAGAATTGTTAGAAACAGATGTGAGAGGGCAAAAAGCATTGCAAGTGTCTCCAGAAGCTCCTATCACAATGGCAGGCTTTCTTGGAGAGTTTAAAATGGACGATTTAGGCAAGCCTATAAAAGATGGTTATTATGACCACATTCATGATGCCCTGCGTTATGTATTGTGGGGTGTGGCAAAAGGTAGAAGGTTTAGCAAGTTTAAAGTAGTAGCTCCTGAATGTTGAAAAAAGACTTGACAAGATTGAGACTTAGTATTAAATTATTGAAAGGAGGTAAGTATGGACGAAGAACTTCAGAAGCTTTTAGATGAGCTTCAAAAATTGACTGAAGGGCAAGTAGAACAGCCTAAACAAGAACAGGTTAGCCAAAGCCAACCACAACCACCGCCACAGTCTAACAACGCTCAATCACAGACTACTAACAATGTAGAAAACCAAGTTAAAGCTTGGAAAGAAATTGGTATTGTAAGATTTACTGCTAAATATGGAAATCTTCCTAAATTTAGCCAAATCTTGCAAATGGTTATACCGAAAGCAGACCAAAAGGTGTTAAAAGACGCTCAAACAAATAGCGTTAAATCTGAATACTTTGACTATTTGGAAGAAGCTTATAATGAAACAATTAAGGAAATAGCTTCATTTACTAAAGAGTTATTTTCCCGCCCCGTTAATCAATCTCAACCAAATCAAAAACCATCAGAGCCAGAATATAGCATGCAACAATATTACAACGATTATAAACGCATGCTTGAAGATATGACAGCAAAAGAGATAGCTACTATTGAGTTTAGAGATGGCATAATGGAAGATGGCAAAGTTAGAAGCGTTGGAATACCAAGAGCTTCTATAGACCAACCAATTAATTTAAGAGTTAATTAATTTTAGGAGGTAATAAATTATGGCAATATTTTGGGATGCAGTAGTTCCTGATGGAAGCACAGGTTTCAGCTCTTCATATTTCATGTATACTGGGACAACCGCCCCTATAACAAGAGCTGAAATGTCTAAGGAAATAATGAAGAAAGCCGCACCTGAAACTACCTTTAGAAAGTATGTAAGTAAGGTGACGGATTTCGGACAAAATAAAGCCAACTACCTAATCATACCAAAGAGAAACACTGGCTATACGGACATTCTTTGGACTGATAATTTAAGCGAGTTTCAAGCATTGCCAACACAAAATATGTCATGGCATACCATAGACATATCCGTAAATGAAAGAGGTATGCAAATTCCATTTACTTTAAGGGCAAAGATATTTACTAACTTTGACATCGTGGCTGAAATAAGAGAGCAAGTATCCGATGCTATGGTGGCTTCTGTAGAGCATGACTTACTCATGAATGCATTTGGCTATATTGATGTGTTGGGCTTAAACACAACTTCTGGCTTGCAAGTTTATACTCAATCAACAGTATTACCATCGGCTACATTTGCTACCAATACAGCCAATTATAGTGTGACTAACGTTACTACTACTTCTACCACTTTTGCTCCAATGTCTATGACAACGATATTATCTTTTGCTCAAGCACTTGAAAATCTATATACTCCATCATATAACGGACAAGGCTACGGTCAATATCTAATAATCCTTAACAGACAAGCTCAAAATGAGTTAATGCAAGACCCAATCTTTTATAATGCAGTGACAAGATTTCAAGATAGAGAAAGACTGTATGCGGGATACATAGGCACATTTTACGGACAAGAGTTTGTGCTTGATAAAGGTAAATGGATAGATAAATTCTTTTTACCAGCCGCTAATTTAACTGGTAAAGCAGTGGCTATGTTTTTGGCTAAAGATAGCGTAAAAGAAGCTATAGTAATGCCAGAGCAAGTGCTACCAATGGAAACAGCCGATTTCGGAAGGTTCATGAGTATAGGTATAGACACTTATAGAGGTGAAATGCCAATCTGGTTTAGCGTAGAAGGTCAGCCTGCTGGTGGAATACTTATAACGGCTTAATTATTATGACTAATCAAGATTTTATAAACTTTGTCATAGGGGATAAAAAACTCCCCTATGACGATAACTTGCTTAATCTATTGTGGAATTACTTTACTATAGCTATACAAACATTAGAAACAAGAATTGACTTTGACTATATGAATAAAGCAGCAATGCTTACAGTATTAGCAGGGAATAATACTGTAAATATTACTGACAATGTAAAGTATATTAAATCTGTTTATAACACAACTACAAACAGCGAAGTTTATGGTGCTCCAACAACGAAAGATTTTTATCTTATGTTAGCCAACTCTACATTATCCACCACTAATCCAAACACACTATTTACACTTACGATGGAGCAAGGTTTAAGCTACTATTATGACAACGCAACAAACACTTTAAACTTTAGTATGCCATTGCCACAAGCTACAACATTTGTGGTAGATTACTACTTCTATACTTACAACAATCCTACATATATGTCTCAAACGGGTTCTCACCCTATACTAACTCAAAACTTTGAATTATTAAACACAACTATGGCTGTCCTTATTGAGCGTTATTACACTCCTAATATTCAAATTGACGTTCAACTTCAACAATATTTTGAAACGATGGAGCGAGCCAGACAAGAACAAAGTAAGTATAGTAAGGCAATGATAGTTATTGACTATCCAAGATATTGAGAGGTGATTTATGGCTGATATTCAAACAGTTATAACAGGCAACGTTCAACAAGCACAGAATATATTAAATAATCTATTAAATCAAACATGGAATTATTCTACTGCTTTACAAGGAGATAACTTACAATTTTTTAATCAAGCTCAAAATATAATAAACAGTTTTCCAAATATTATAGAGCAGTTGTATAATAAAATCATATATGGCACACCTGCTAATTTACCAAACGCATCCCCTCAACAACCATTTATCGTAGGACCTAACTTTCCTCCACCTTTTAACCAACCATTTTCAGGATTGGATAGTAGTCCAATAAATTATTTAGGCACACCTCAACTTCAGCCTCATGTAGGATTTGGAGCTTTTAACGGATATTTTCAGAATGGAACAGTAGCTATTCCTTCAACAGGAGGATTAACCTTTAGACCATTTAGTCCACCTGTGCAAATTCAATCAGGTGTAGCTCAACCTAACAATATAGAAGGTAATTTCGCTAATACAGAAGCTACAGTGTCTAATATTTATAATGAGTTGGCTAATACTGTAGGACAAAATTTTAATAATCTTTATCAAAATGTAGAGCAGCAAATAGAAAATCAATGGGCTAAATCTGCTGATACACTTTCAGCTTTAGGAATGTATAACACACCAGCTACACAACAAACGCAAGCAGATATAACAACTAATTTATATGGTAAAATAGCTCAAGAAGAAACAAACGCTTTAAATCAAGTTGCAGGACACGAAGCACAAACTTTAGCAGGATTAAACATTAGTAATATGAACACTTTAAACCAATTAGCCCAATCAGAGTTAGGCACTCTCACAAACTATTATCAAAACTTACCAACTCAAGACCAAAAACTCGCAGCTTGGAATGTCCAACAAGACCCTAATTTAACTAACTTTCAAATGCAAATGGATATTGCTAAACTTTTAAACGGTTTAAATGTCGGAGCTTTGCCACAACAAAGTGAGCTCAGTCAATTCGCCCAAGAAGCCCCAGGCATCATAGGAGCACTTGGGGGATTGATGAATATGGGGATGGGGTTATTCGGTATGGCTACAGGAAACCCGTTAGGAGCGTTTATGGGATTTACAGGTGGTCTAAGCCCGTGGCTTAATATGGCAGGAAACGCTTTAGGCTCACTTTGGAGTGGTGTAGAAAATGTAGGAAGTGATATAGCTTCTGGCATAGGAAGTATAGCAAGTGATATAGGCTCTGGAATAAGTAGTGTTATAAGCGGAATAGGTAGTTTATTTTAAGGAGGATAAAACATGGCAGTAGCTTATTTAGGTGGACCTGCAGTTTGGGAACAACAAGCAATGTATAGCAATAACCCATTTTTAAACGCTATTCAAGACTTAATGCCATTGATGAACTTATTTACTAACTACATGCAATATAAACCGTTTATAGACCAATACTCAAATACTTCGTTATCAGACTTAGCTCCAATTATTAAACAATATTTACCTGATGTGGTAAGTAAAGACGGAAAGATAGACTATAAAAAATTGCAGACATATTTAACCGATAGTAAAGACCCTATGAAACAACAAATCGCATCTCAAGTGTTAGATATAGCACGCACACGATATCAATTTGCTAATGCTCCATTCCAATGGCAAATGCAAGCTTTAAACAATCCTACACTTGCTACAATATTAAACGGGCAACAACTTTTGACAAAATCTATAAACACTATGCAGAATGTTAAAAAACTGAATGATTGGATTGATAAATCTAACTTACCGCCATCAATAAAAGGCTTTCTACACCAGTATGCACCTAAATTTGTAAATAATCCATATACACTTTCTTACTTAATACATTATCTTTACCCTTCTCAATCTACCACTCAGAAAACTAAATCTACTCCTTCCATTCTGCAGCCGTTAAATCAACCTAATACTTCCATTCTTCAGCCGTTAACCGAGACTGCCCCTAACACTAAACCCAAAACTACACCTAAACCTAAAAAACAGGCTGACCCATTAGAATTAGACACTTATCAAACATTAGGAGCGTGATATGAATAATTTAGGATTGCCACCATTAGCAACCCTGTTAGCTGAAGGGGGAAACCCTCGTGTTGAAGATGCATCTTATCAAGAGCCAACCTCTAAACCTACACCTCCATCAAATCCCCCCCCTACCCATAGTACTCAATCTCAACCTCTAATGAGCTTTTTAATTAACTCTTCAAAAGCGATAATGCAAAAAGCTCAAGAGGAAGGACAAATTTACAATCAACTTCAGCAAAATTATATGCAAGTGTCTAATCAATACCAAAACCAACTTACACAATTACTACCTTCTATTGCAATGCTTCTTGCTAAAACTCCTTTATCCTCTATGACTGATGACGATTTACCACACCAGATAGAACAACTTTATACAACTGTCCCATTCCAGGTAGCAGTAGAGAATACAAACAAATTAATAAAAGGTTATTACATCGCAAAAATGAACGGTATAAATACACAACAATTAGACACAATGGACTTAATGCAAGTAGCGGACAATCCTGCTTTTGCTCGTTCTACTGACGAAAATCTTGCAGAATTTTTAGGACGACTTGGGGCTATCATTCAACTGAAGATGCAGACGGCTTTAAGAGAAGCAGGTATGGTAAAAGATATGTATGCTGAAAAGTTAAAAGAAATGCAAATGAACGCTACTATAATGCATAACATCGCAACGGCGTTAGTCGGCATGGCACGAGTAGGAGAAGAACAACGCTATCATGATTTAGAAGCAACCTACTTACAAGGAAAATTAGGAATAGATAGTGTCGGTCAACAATTGCGTAATGAGTATTTAAATATCTTAGCTCAAAAAGATGAAGCTGAAAGTGAGCATTGGACAAATGAAGATAACTACCATATCTTACAAATGTTTGAAAAAGAACAAAACAAAAATAATGCAGGACCGCTATCTCCACTCCCTACTAAATAGGAGGTTTAAATGGGTTTATTAAACGCAATAGAAAATGTAGCAAAGAAAGTAACTCCAAAAATAGAAGAAGGGTTAGCTCCAATTCTACCGATAGAAATGACATTAGGCAATACATTAGCACATGCAGAAGGTAAAACACCTACAGCCCACAACCAAGCAAAAGCATTCTTACAGTCAGGTGTCGGTCATTGGTTCTTGTCTACGCCTAAAATTGCAACAGAGCTGGCAGATAAGGTATATTCAACAATAACAGGTAAAGACCCACATCTCCTTGTAAAAACAAATGATATGGTTAAACAACTTATAGGCACAAAACTATACACTAATCTTCCAACCACTGATGAAGTTTATAACCACCCTGAACGAGCATTGAATACAGCCTTAACTAATAATGATGCACACGCTATTAACACCATTCTACAACTTGCTTCAAAAAATCCACAAACTTATCACAGAGCAATAGTATATTTAACTAACCATACTATAAATGATTTTATAGCAGTCAATAGCGGTAAAGCTGATACAAAAACACAAAGTTTATTAGCAAATGAATATAATATCCTTAACCAGTTAGCGGTTTCAAATCAACTGCCTGAAAATTTACGGCAACCGATTTTAGAGAGATTAAAAGCTATGCAAGACCCTATTTACCATACTGCTATACAATCTATATCTCATTATCAAACAATTAATAAAGCAATTGATATTATAAATGGCGTTGGTTTAGCTGCATCTATTTTTGGTGGAATAGGGGGTAAAATTGCTGATGAAGGTTTAGCGTTTGCAGTCAGCAAACTTTTAGAAACGGGCGGAGCTGTAATGATGGGGACGGGCACACTTGTAGACGCTCATTATAACGCTAAACCATTATCACATGTTTTATCTCCAGTCAATATAGGAATTTTTGGAGACGTAATAAGAGGGATAAAAGAATTACCAGAAACATTGCAAACAGAAAAAGCACTTAAAGCCTTAAAAGACCCAAACTTTAATATAACAGACTGGGTTACAAACTTTTATAACCCAAAGACAAACCAAGCAGATTTAGATAAGTTAAATGCAGCTTTACGAACCGTAAGCAAGACAGATGAAGCTAATTTTACCTGGCATGAAAACTTTATAAAAAATTTAAATAAAGTTATAGGAGATAAATTAGGAGCTATTCTGGACGGTGTATTATCCGATTATAAAAAAGAGCAGATGTTAGTAAAAGATGCTAAATCATTTATAGAAGGTTTTTATAAATCCGATGTAGTTAAAGACTTTTATAAACCTTATATTAAAGCTGACGGAAGTGTGAAGATAGACGATGCAAATGAAGTAGAAGAACGCTTACTGCAAGAAGCAAAGAACCACCCTGAAATTGCTAACTTTGTGAAAATGGTCAGGCAAACCCGTTTCGTATCCGCATTCAGGCAGGCTATAGATTACGGTAATAAAGATATTCAAGTATTTATACATGATTTAGGAAATGAAGAAGAACCAGTTAAACACTTCCTTTATCAATCTACACAGTCTTTAGAAAGTATGATAAACGAGTTAGAACCATATTGGGAAAAAGGTAATAATGTTGTAGTTAAATACATGAATAAAGAAGGTAATTTAATATCTCGCACAATCAAAGCAACTTACCACCCTACATATGACGAATTTAGAATTGTAAGAGGTGTATGGAGAGTATTAGACCATGATGGGGAATGGAAGGACATTGAAGACGATATAAATATCCCAGTCCATAGGATAGGAGATATTAAAGGAGCAGTAGAAGATGTATTAAGAAGTAAATATCAAAATGTAGATTTATCTAAATCAACCATCAATGAAATATTAAAACCAGCAAGCAATATATTCCCTTACAAACTTAACAGGATAGCAGATAGATTAGTTAGATTACAAACCAGATTAGAGAAAAAAGCTTTTGCCGAGTTTAACAAACATGCAGATATTCTCAATGATTTAAAAGATACCGCAATTAAGATTAACTTCTTAACCGAAGACGAAGCAAAACAAATAGAAGACCCAAGAGATTTATTCCAATTACTGAAACAGCGTATTAAGAATGCCAGAAAGGACAGCCTACGCAGAATAGAGCCAATAAAAGAAGGTATCCAGCGAGTAAAAAATAGGTTAGAAGATACAGCAGACTATCTTCACTCCCATAGTAATTACGAAAACTTATTAAACAAATTTGAAAACAAATTAAACAAAGTAGAACAAACCTACTGGGGTATATTTAAAAACCAAAAAGAAGAAAAAATGTATAGAGACTTTGTAGAGCAAGCCAGAAATTTAGGCATTCTCCCAACGCATAAATCAGTAGAAGATTACCTTAAACAGCCTTCGGTAGAAGTGTTAGAACAGGCTAAGAATAACTTAGCTAAACTTTATGACGAATATATAGACACTACTAAAGACATGAAAAATTACGCTGAAAAAGTATTAGTAGATGAAACAAACTCATTGACAAAACTTATTAAACTTAAACCAATCACTGACACAGAAAACTTTTCTCACATGCAAAAATTAATTAACAAACTCTTCATATCCAATAAAGACTACTTACGCAGTGAAGAGGGTTTAATGACAGCCATTGGTAAAGAAGGTAGTCATATCAGAGAAATTGCCGAGACAATACAAAAATTAGCTAAAACATCTGCATCAGACATGAGAAGAGAAGGCTCAGGCTTTGCTAAAGTGTTTAACAGTTATGAAGACTTCGCTGATTACGGGACATTAAAATACCTGTCTCCAATCTTAAGCAACTTTAAGAGTATGAACTTCCTAAGCAAACTTAATGATGACTTAGAAGAAGCTGAAAAAAAAGGTGGATTAAACGAGACCCAAAAAGTGATAAAAAACTTTATTAAAATGGTGCTTTATAAAGACCCGAACGATGTTGGAAAAGCTCAAAGGCTGTTAGGCTCTTTAATGACAGCCTTAAGCGTGCCAATAAGTTTATCACTTTCTATAACAGGATTTAAAAACGCTCATATCTTATTCCCAAGCTTAGATATTGCAAAGATGGGAGAAGTAGATACAGCATGGCTAAAAGAATATAAAAAGTTTATTTACGGACAGGGTATATACAAAATCAATGCTTTCAATCCTCTAACTTCATTCCCTTATGCTGTATTAAAAGGACATATTCTTTCTAATCTTAAAGATGACAATATCTTTAACAATGTTATAAAAGATTATGCTAAATATGTAGGATTGGATAATGAAACTGGTATAAACATGTTAAAAGAAATATATAAAGATGATAGAGAAAAATTTGCTGAAACATTATCCGAAATAGCAACAGGCTCAGACCCTAAATCACTGCTTCCAGTTTTTGTAAAATATTCTAAAATTGGAGAAACAGGAATGCCGTGGTATAGATATATCACCGCTCCGTTTTCAATAGGGGTGGAAACCTATAAACGATGGGGAAATCTGCCAGATTATATAGAAGAACATGGAATAGGAAAAGCTATTGCTAAACCATTAGCATTAGGTTTATTTACTACTGCATTATTAGGCACACAGTCTTCTATGATTGTAGGACCAGCTCAAACAGCTTATAATTTCCTTCAAAGTGGGGTTAGCGTTTTCGCTCCATTTTTTGGTATAAATCATGAACTTTTACCTCAGGAAAGTATAGTATCACTTATTGGTGGAGAAATAGGGCATGAGTTTAATATTAACTTACTTGACCCAGAAGAAAAGACTAATTTTTACACAAAATTTGGCACATCATTTTTACGTATGATAGCCGCAGCAACAGGCACACATTTAGATACTACTACAGCTGGAAAATGGCTTGCTACAGGTTTAAACATCTTTACTAATTTAGGCTCCGTGGATGCATTATCGCCTTCAGCAGGGTCATACGCCGCAAATATCCCTGTTCCAGCATTATCATTGATAAAAAACATCATGAGACCTATCATTCTTGATAAAACAGAAAGTCAAAAATATTTAGATGTAGCTACCGAAGTTGCTCGTTCTATGCCAGCAATAAATAATTTGTATAAAGATATTGTAGGGCAAACAGTAGCTACACATATGGGAACGAAAGGTCATACAAACATATATGAACCTTCTGTGGCACAACAACTTTTAACCCCACATGCACAAGGTTTTATAGGTTTACTCCACACAATCGGCTTCATCGCTCTAAGTGGATTTGATGGGGTGTTAAACAGTAATGAAGCAAATAAAGTGGTAAGGTTAATACAATATGAAATCAACCCAAATAAATACACTTCACCTGTCCATGATGCTGATATCCCTTATAATCCAATATTAAACGGCAGAGATTATACTATCGGACTAAAACCTTTACCAGATTTAATAGGAACTTTAAACTCATTAACCCCAGCCCAAAAACAATTAGTAGTAAAACGCTTCTACAATGTCCTAAACACTAACATAGCAAAGATGAATAAACTTTTTGAAAAACCCACATTAACTCCGCACGAAGAAAAAGAATTACTCCAAAGATATACATCACTCCAAAATATGGCTATTGCTTTAATTAACACGCATAGTATAGACAATGAACTCGGCACCGAGTTAAGACAAATCTATAATGAAGCCTACCAAGCCTTGCAAAAACGTCATATCAATGTAAATTATAATGAGATGCTTAGGGAAAAACGGAAGCTTAAACCATGATAAAACAGATAACTTTAAGCGATATAATAGCGATTGTAGATATCCTCTTAAGCTTTCTTCTACTCCCGTTAGCTAAATTAATTTTTGATTTAAAACTAACTTTAGAACGTGATAAAGTATTAATAGAGCGTATTATAGAAGACATAGAAGAGTTAAAAGACGAATTAAAGGAGGTTAAAAATGACTCTAAAACGAGTAGAAATTGATTACGGCAACTACAAATTAATTAAATTTGTGGAAGTGTCAGATACGGAGGTAAAACAAAACGATGAAAAAGCTAAAGAAGTGGAAAGACAAGAGATTGGAAAAGCCAGTAATAAAACGAAGCAAAAAAATTAGATATCGTTAACCCATTCTAAAACACTACATCGGCTTTTTCCATCTCCGTTTCTCACTTCAAAGACATATACGGTAAAGCCTTTACTAAGCCAAGCTATAAACTTGGCTTGGTGATAGCTTAAACGGTTATTATTCAATTTGACTTCTACGAAGCTTGGTTTAAGTTTTTCGTCATACGGAGCTTTATAACTCACTACAATAAAGTCTGGAAAACCTTTTAATATCGGAGTATAAAGCTTTACCGCTTCATTGAATACATAAGTTTTCAGAAATGGATAAACATCTTTTTCTTTTTCAAACATTTTATTAATTTCAATCTCTATAACTTTTCTCATCATCGCCTCCATCTTCAACTATTACTTCAACCTTTTTTAAATCAACTTTGCCAAATTTTGTTTGAAAACAAGTCGGGCAAACATCAATTACAAATAAATCTTTATTCTTTTGAATAGTAAGGAATATTATTTGATATTCTAAACATATGCCTCCGCAAATATCACATTGATATAGAGTCATATATCCTCCTTAGCTTTTAGCTATAGATAAAATTATATCTGGTTTCTCAACCTTCAAGTCAAACTTTTCTATATCCAATTTAGCATTTTGACAAATATCCTGCCATGCTAACTCCATCTCCGATTGTAAAAAATCTGCCACATCTTCAGCTTCCACTTTATCACATTCAATTATTATCTCATCATGAATAAGATTAGCAATCTGCAAAGAAGGAGTTTTACGCTTTAAGTTTATTATTGTCTGTTTCAAAAGCTCTGCTCCGCTTCCCTGTATCTGAATATTCAACGCTTCATTAAAGCTATCAGTCCTATACGGTCTTCCTAAAATTGTCTTGTCTTCATACACGTTTTTGGCATACAAAACATCTTTAACTCTTTGATGCTTTTTAGCTATGGTAGGATAAGTAGCGAGCCATTTACGTTTTATCGCTTCACCTTCGTGTTCGGATAGCCTAATGCCTGTGTTAGTATAAACATAATTGGCAAATGCCTTACCGCTCATACCATACAGCAAACCGAAGTTAGCCGATTTTGCTATTTGCCGCTCTGGTTTACTAACATCGGTCATACTTTTACTGTATATTACCGAAGCAGTGTATTTGTGTAAATCTATATCATTGACAAATGCATCTATCATACTTTTTTCTTGCCAAATCAAACTTGCTAAGCGTAGCTCAATCTGTGGAAAATCCGCCACTACATAGACCTTACCTTCATCTTCCGTAAAGCCAAAGACAGACCTAAGCTCTCTGGGGATTTGCTGGATATTCTCGGAGCTACAAGTCATACGCCCAGACTTTGCTCCTACTACATTAAACTTTCCATACACTCTATCAGTATTAAACTTGTCTATGAAGTTTAGAAGCTTACTAATTTTTCTGTATTCATATATCTGTTTAGCCAACTCATCACCTTGATAAACTAAATCTAAAAGCGTTTCTTTATCGGCTTTGGGTGTGCTTAAGACTTGTGCTACTTGTTGAGGTGATAAAGGATTAAAAGGAAAGTTAAACGATTTAAGCTTAGCTGTTAACTCTTGTTTCTTGTTAAATAAAGCCTGTTTATTTACCTTTAAACCAACTCTGTGAATGTCAAGCATCATTTTAGACACAAATAAATCTTGCCTATAAACTCTATTGGTTTTGAAAAAATTAGGGTGTTGGGTTAAGATGGCATGATATAGTTTAGGAAGATAATATACATCTGAAGCCGCATACTCTAACTGTGCTTGACTAATGAATAAACCTCCAAAGCCTTGTTTTTGCATAGCCTTTTTATCAATTTTGATATCAAGTTTCAATATTGAATTTAAGACATCATATAAACCATAATTTTCAAGCCAGTAATATACAATCTTACTGGCTAAGTATAAATCATCATAAAAATATTGCTTTTTTACATCTTCAAACCTTGCCCCTAACACTTCTAAATCGTATTGAAGATTATATCCTACAATGTAGTTAAACGATTTGAGATAGTCCAAAACGGTTTCTGGGGAACTTCGTTTTACATCAATGATAAACACATGCTCTAAACCTTCTTGGTATAACTGAAGCAAAACAAGACTGCCGTATAATGTAGTAGTCTCAGTATCTACATAAAGCGTTTTATCTCTTGGTAAGTCTGGTAAAGTATTGATTAGTTTGTATTTCATAACCGCCTCCTTAAAAATCTATATCTGGCTCTTTTTCTGTCTCTTTTACCTCCTTGCTCTCTGCAAACTCTGGCAAGCCTCCGTGAGCAAAGAAGTTGCAAATAGATTGATAAACTTTCAAATCATACTTCCTATGTAGCAATTGTTTATACACTAATACGAAGTCTTGCCATTCACTAACTTTGCACATGCCTTTATTATGTTTAAGCCTATCTAAATCCTCTTCTTTGTAAAGCGGGTCTAAGATTGCAGTTTTGACAAAGCCAAAGTTTCGGCTTTTATAAAGCTTACCAAACACAAGATTAAAAAGTCTTTTCTCATTTGAGTCTAATGCTTGAAGTGTAATAGCAGCTGTGTTTAAGGCTTTTGTCAATAAGTAAGCCTGAAACTGCTTTTTATTTTGCATAGCTTCTACAAACTTGTTAGAAGCTTCTATACAAATGTCTTCAAATGTAGTATTGGTAATAACTAAATCTTTTATCAAATCTGATTTATTCAACAAATAAGCAGCAATAAGCTCAATATTTTCTTCTATCGCTTTATCAGACATTCCCAAATCCTGATAGAAAAATTTAAACGCCATAAAGGATAATGTGATATGTGTAAAATGCTCTTCATAAAGCGTGTCAATAAAATGGCTAAACTTGTCTCTGACGAATTTATTCATTTTTACATATTCTTTATTTAAATCGCTTCTCTGAAATGCCGATAAGTGTTTAACAATAAAGCCGTAATTTTTATTGAGCGTTGGGAAGATAACGCTATCTATCTCATGCCATATGTCTTTCAAATGCTCTTCTCGTTTCAATAAAAGCGTAAATACTCTTCTAATCAAGCCGTTAAACTCATTAAAGGCTTTTTCTAATGTAAAATTATTAGGCTCACCTGTTAAAACAATTGGCACAGTAATTGGTGGGGCTGTCTTATAGGCATCGGCTTTAATTGAAGCGTTAGCCATGTGATACAACAATGACCGCATCTTTTCATAATCATTGCCTTTGCTAACTACTTCATCTATAAAGATTGGTGTTTTAATGATGCCAAACTGATTTTTAACTCTCGCTTCAGTTATGGAACTGAAGCTAAACTCTTTTGGCTTGCCAAATAAAGCCAATGCCATTAAAGTTCGCTTGGTTTTACCAATACGGCTTTCACCTCTAATGGCAACGATTGGTGTAAGAGCAAAGCCAAACTCTTCTCTAAACCAGTCAAGTAGAAAATGTGATAAGAAAAAGCCAATCAAATAAAGTATGAGTGGCTCTTTCAACTCAAATAAACGAATATACGCCTGCTTCCATTCTTCATGACTGCCTTTAGTAGCTGGCAAGTAATCTATCAAAACGCTTTCATCTCTGGCAAAATAGCCATATAAAACGCTATAAAGCTCTGGCTCTGAAACATTCTCATTCCCAATCATAACATCCCAAGCTTGTTGATAAGCTCGTTTTCTATAACCTACAAAATCAATCTCAATCATTGTTTTAGGGTCTGATTGGAGAATGTAAAGATATTCTTCTATCAATTTTCTAAATTTTTGCTTATTCTTAATAGGAATAATATTTGCAATATGTGATAAATCAATCTCGGCATTTGAGCGATTGTCTTTTTCAATGATGTAGTATTTATTATTTGTCAAAACTTTCATGTAATCTTCAATAGCAACGGGCATTACTTTTCTAATTAGTTTTGTAATTTTAAAAGCCTTTGACACTTCTATCTTACGCTCTATCGGGTCTCCGTTTTCTTGCTCTACTCTTTCAATTGCATACCATTTATCGCCTTCCATAATGAAGCCAAGAATTTCAATTTTAAATTTGTTAGCATCTCTAAACGGATGGGAAAAAATCACACCTTCAGCAGACTTTCTAAACACAAGGCATTTTTCACACACTCCTTTCATATAGAGCTTCCTACATGAAGGGAGTATGAGAGTGCCTTCTTGTTTTGTCGCAAAGTTAAGAACGGATTTAAACATATCTACAATGGCTTTATAGTTTGGAGTGCCTTTACGCCAAAGCAAAGACTTACTCACAAAATCTTTTTCTACTTCATCATTATTGTCTGATAAAACATAACGCACAGCATAAAGCCAAGCCATCATAAACCATTGATTGTAATCATGAGTCTCCCATGAATTGTCAAGGATTTGTATTGATTGACATTGGTTAAATACATCTTCAAACTCTGTAAATGTAGGGGTTATGTATGTGTATTCCGTATTTTCTTTATCAATATGAAGCTCGGCTAAAATATCTTGGGTATAAGTAGCTGGATTGATTATATAAGCTGGGAGCTCAGCGCATATGATACGGGTCATAGCCCCGATGCCATCTATTTTATCAATCCATAGAGCTTGATTTTTTACTCTTATACTATCCAAAATAGCTACAAACTTATCAATCAATGCCTCATCTTCTTTTTCAATCCATTCATCAGAAATCCAAAAGGCATGCCAGCCTTTATAAGTCTTATGAATGACATTTGGCTTTAACTCACCAAATATCTCAAGCTTTATAAGAAGCTCATCAACAGACATAGATTTATCAGTATCAAGCCGAGCAATAACCTTTGTGCTTAGAAAATTCTGCCTTGACGCTGTACCATCATAAAGCCCTAAGGTAAAGCGAATATGACGGTAATCATCTGCGTTGAGATGGTCTATTACATTTAAAAGATTTTGAGCTGCAACTCCAAAGGTGTCTGCCCAGCGTTTGTATGTTCTCTCATTGCTATCAAAATAGATAGCAGACCCATTAAATTTGTATGTAGATAAGTCTGCTTCTACACCGCCTAATATACCAACTTTATTTTCTTTTGATAATAGACCAATACTATACAAAAACGAAGAAAACTTAACCTCTTCCATACTAACCTCCAAAGTTATTTTATTTTAGCAAATTTACAGTGCTTTTTATAATGACAATTATTGCAAACATTATTAAACAATCCTATAGGTGGAAAGTTATTAGCATATACGCTTGCTTTAACATTATCAATAATCTCATTTAACTCTTCTTTAGCTATCGGTTCAATCTGCTTCACTTCCACATGCGTTGGTGTTATGTAATGAAGGTAATAAGCATCTACATTATGAGCTAAGTGATAAATAGAGAGTTGAAGCGTATATTTAACATTGTCTTTAATTTGCCCCCGAGTTGTTTTAAAATCAATGATGTGATATTTCTTACCTTCTTTAATAACCAAATCCACATAACCCCGTAGCGTAAAGTCTTCATCAAGCTTGAGCTCAAAATATTGTTCAGCTTCAACTGGCTCAAGCGTGACAGCTACAGGAGTATAAACATCTAAATAATGCTTCGCTTCACTAATACAATCTTCCAATTGTAATGCGTTCATATGAGCGTATTCTTCTAAAGCAATCTTTAGAAAATCTGAAGGAGTGGTTAGCGTGTCTTTGTCTTTCATTTTCTCTGTAAAATAAAGCTCTAATGCCCTATGCACTAATTTACCTGTTATCAAATAAGGATTTTCCGATGGCACTTCTACCTTATCAATGTATTTAATTTTAAATGCATAGGGACATTGCAAATATAAATTAACGCCTGAAGCTGATATCTCCATTCTTAGTCTCCTTTGCGTAAATAATCATAAACACTTGCCTTATCATTTAATATACCATATATCTTATAATCTATACTGTTTTGTAAAATTTTATAGATGGTAACTTTCTGAGTTTGTCCCGTGCGATAAACTCTTGACAACGATTGATTGTAATCACGATAAGACAATGGGGGAGCTAAAAATACTACATTTTTATAGCGTTGAAGGTTTGCACCTTCTTTAAGTGCGTAAGTAGTGACGATAGCCTTGTCTTGCCTTGTTAAAGCCATATCAAAGTCTTGACGAAACTCTCCAGTAATAGCATAAACATTATGCTTAATCTTACTTTTTATTGCCATCACAGGGTCTTTAAACAAACTAAAAACTATTGTGTCTGGATTGTCTTCTATAAAATCAATGACCCAATCAATCTTTGTCTGAGTTATAGACTGTCTAAATTCTTGGATAAAAGTTGCTACCGTATAGAGCGAAAAATCTTCTATATCAATGTCAATCTTTTCTTTTGGAAGCTTTATAGTTAATTCTTGAAGCGGTGGAAGTTCTACTACATCTTCCTTCTTTACGACATGAGCGTATTTTAAAAACCAATTTTTAAGCGATTGCTTATGCTCCTGAGACTTTATACGTTCTGGTTTATAGTATTTATCAAGGTAATAAAAACTGTTTAAAAAATACGAATACGATTTATACTTCTTAAAGAATGCATCGTCAGGATTAAGCACTCTTAATTGCGTATAAATCTCATAAAGCCTATCCGCAGGTGTCCCAGACAAAAGTAAGCTGGGCGGAAGCTTGTGCCCAATAGCATAAGCAATAGCCTTCTTTGTCATCTTTGCTGAATTATTTTTAAGTCTGTGAGCTTCGTCAAAGATGACAAAGTCATAGCTTGAAAAATCTCCTATCTTATCCCTAAACGCTTCATAAGTGATAATGGAAAGTTTTAAATCTTGGAAGTATTGGCTTTCAGTTTGCCACGACAAGTTAGAAGATTTAGGAGCTACTATCAGGAGATTTTTAAAGCCATGAGCATTTGCTATAGCAAGAGAGCCTCTGGTTTTGCCTGTGCCTGTCTCCCAATTGAGATACAATTTCTGATTTCTTTCTTTAAACAAATTAATAGCTTGCTCTTGGTGTTTAAATAATTGCATAAGACCTCCTTGACAAATTAAGAATTTGTGATATAATTAGAGATAACCTACCGCCTCACCTCCAAAGTTTTTTATTAAGCGGGCATTACGCCCGCTGATGTTTATCTTCTCAAAAATCTGTGGGTCGCTTTAATAAGCTTAACGCTATTTCGTTGTTCTTTTTCTATCTCATATAAGTTTTCTAACGAAGTTAATTCGGTTTCTATACACTCAACAATTTCATCAACAGAGAATAAGCGTGGTAGTTCAATAGATAAAACATCAGGCACTTCAACACGAATACTCTTTTTAAAATCTATTATAGTAATCTTAGTAATATTATTCGTGTGCGAAGTTATATGTAAACTGGTGTAAGAAAAATTATCAACTATAATATCAAACTCAGGGCTACATAGAAAGTTAGATAATAGGCTTCTACCAGCTGTTTCTTTAGTTAAAAACAATAAAGAAATCATATAATTACCTCCTTATCTTTTAACGGCTGTTGCATTAATGACGCCATCTTCTTCTTTTATTTCAACACTGTAGTAACGTTTAAGATATACGTTTAACTCAGTTTCAATACAGTGTTTAAGCCGTTGCATAGAGATATAGGACTTTATAACCAACGGCTGAAAATATGTTGAAACCATCATAAGAGTGTCATTATCTTTTTTAATATCAAACCAAAAATCTTTACTTGACACTCTTACACTATATTGGTCTATTACAATTTTAAACTGCGGGGCACCGAGCACCCCTGCTATTAAAGTCTTTGCTATCGTTGGCTCATCAGTTAAGTATGTTATCTTCATGCCTTACCTCCTTAAAATTCAACTTCTGGCTCTAACCCATCTTCTACTTCTACTTGCTCTTCCGTTGGCTCATATTTGTTATAATCTTCCAAAGCCGATTTAAGCTTGTCAAGACTAATAATAGCTTGTGCCAACACGTTTTCATCGGCTATATCCATTTGTGAAACAAGCTTAAGCTCAGCATATTCTACGGAGCCCTTCTTTTTAGGCTTTAAACCCAAATGTAAAACAGAAGATATCACTTCTTTACCTTCATTTTTCAAATCCTGCTTTATTTCCATGAAGGACTTTAAAACGGCTCCTTTCATGTAAAACACTGCTTCTTCCCACTTGCCGTTGTGCTTAACAAATGTCAGAAAGATGGATATATACTTAGGCTTTATATCGCTATCTTTCATTTTCTTAACCAATGCTCCGATTTTATGCCCTGTCTTTAAATCAAGGGCATTGTTTATAGCAAACGGCTTTGTAATTTGACTTAGAAGAGTAAGCCTTTGCAACTGTGGGTCATAGTAAATGTATTGAGCGTATTCAGAGATAAAGAAGACTTCTACTTCAGTTAGCTCTTGCTCACCCAATACAAACTTCTTAGCCTTACCATCTACTTTTAGCACTTGAAATGGAAGGTTTCTACGCTTGCCTGTGTTCTCGGCAAGCAACTTTGCCTTAAGCTCTTGAATACTCATGCTGCACCTCCTAACATTTGATTTAAACGGTCTTGGATTACCGCCGCAAATTTTAAACGAGCTGAGCGGTCTAAAGTTTTATACCAATCTCCCCACCACTCTGGCATAGAGACTTCCTTGTATATGACCGCTCTATCGCTTAAAGGTAATACGCCTTCAAAACTTTCAACTGGCTGAAGAGCCAGCTTCAAGTCTGAAGTGCGTATTTTTCTTTGAATAAGCTGGATATAAGTTTCCAGCCCCAACAAAACAGAAACGTTTTTATTTGCCATGCCTAACCTCCTATACTAA